GATACCCGACCACCGCCACGCTTGGCATGCCCCTTTTCCAGAAGATGTGCCAGTTGATATCTGTTTTTAGAATGTACTGTCATCTCCAAAGAGTGACTGTTTTCGCCAGTCTTTTTCGTTGCCCAGCTTTTTGCATATTTTCCGGTGTCCTTCGGAGCATTGGCGGAAATCTCGTTTTTCACTTGCGTGGCGGTTTTCCGGACAGCCTTTTTCATGGCAGTATCCGCAAGGTCTGCATATTCCTGCAAGCCCTGCATGATTTCCGCTGCAAGATTGTCAATACTGGTCATTTTGTCCTGCCTTTCTGGCTTCTGCAGTAATTTTCAGATAATCCTTGTGCAGATAATCCGGTGTAATACCGGTGATGTCATAAATATTTCCCTGAAACAAGATTCGGTTGCCTGTTACAGACGGCATCCAGTTTCGACTTTGCCGAATGAGAAACTCCAGCTTCTGCGTTTCCTTGGTCACACCAGCGTCCGTATGCTCCGCAGAAGCTTTCAAAGTCACTTTTGCCCAGCAGGAAAAAGCTTCGTCCCACACAGCGGTGTGATTGCCGATTTCATCAATAACAGTTCTATGCTCCAGAATGGTGATTCTCTGATTCAGAGTCCCGATTTCCATTACATCACGCCCTCTCGCTGTGCAAACAGAATTGAACGAAGATTCAGTGTAAGTTTATGATAATCAGGATTATTTCTGTTTTCATAAAGATACCCAAGTGCGAAAAGCATCGCAGTCCGCACGGTATCTTCATTCTGAGAAAAACTGTCCTCATTCATTCTTCCAACATCCATCACAAGTTGTTTTGACGTAAAAAGAAGATTCTGAATCAGCTTATCATCTTCCTCATAATCCACTCGCAGATAATTTTTCGCCTCTTTCAGCGTAATCATAGCATCACGCTTTCTTGATGGTAAGTGTCTTGATTGCTTCCGGAAGAATCAGCTTGCCGTCCAAACGCTGCGAAGCAAGGAAACCAACCTGACCAGTCATAGCAAAGAGTTCATTCAGTCTCTTGAAAGAGCGTCCCTGTCTGTCAGCCACCCAGTAATAACTAAAGTCACCGAATGCCATGCACTTATTGCCTGCTTTGATTTCCGGCACATAGCTGGATGTCTTGTAAGGACGATTGAGAATGGTATCCGGAACACCAGCCTGCACAGACGGACTCCAAATGTAGTTTCCTGTGTTGTCCTTCAACTTTCGAAGTGCCTTAACCGTAGAATCATTGAGCACCCACACCGCCTTTTTGCGGTACGGGCTTCTCAGAGAATAGAAGAGTTCCATCACATCATCAAATGTGATATTGGCAGTAGAGGTGGAAGTGCCGTCTTCCGCACCACCTGTAGCATTAAAAATGCCGGTCGGTTTTCCCTTGCCATCACCAATGAAGAACGCCTCTTCTTCCTTAGAACCGATTCTTCTTGCGAACTCCTTTGCAATGTAGGACGGCAGGTCAAAAACAGAATCATTCAAAAGTTCTTCTGAAATTTTAATTGCTGTACCAAGCTTATATGCGGAAAGCGATGCCTGTCCGAACGTATCATCAGAGAGAGAATACTGCTGTTCTTCGTCCATCCAGACAGCCTCGCCCTTGGAAGTCACAATCGGAATCTTGCGGTCGCCGTTGGAAGTTTTGATAACCGTTGCCATCTGGCGGAAAATGCTCTCTTCCTCCAATGCTTCCACCAGTTTTTGTTCAAACTCATCTGGAACAAGATAGCCGCCCTCTGCATCTGTACCAATGTGCAAATCATCATGGACATCGATCCAGTTGCGGTTTCTGACGCTGTTCCAGAAGGCCTTCTTGTAAGTGTCGCTTGCTGTACCTGTCTTTTCCGTTACATTCGGAGTTGCAGGCTTACCGAGAACAGGAGTGGAAGTTGCCTTGTTCATTTCAGCTTCGATTTCAGCCTGTCGTTCCAGACGCTGAATTTCTTTTCCGAGATCAACAATGATCTGTTCCATTGCATCATAGGTCTTGGAATCTTCTTCGCTGAGAACGCCGTTTGCATTTCTCTTACTGTCGAGAAAATCACGGGCAGTGTCCCAAGCCTTCTTTCTCTTTTCTCTGAGTTCTTTAATCGTCATAGCCATAATCAATTCCTCCAATCAATATTTCAAAAGTGCCAGTCTTTTTTCAAGCTGGTCAATCGGTGTGCCAGTAACGAATTCTGCTGATGCAGATACTTTGGATAAGAATGCAGATAGATTCTTCGATTTGGAATAGGTCATTGCGGTCAGTGTATCTTCTTTTTCTTCTTCATCCGGTTCTTCCTCTTTGGGAACAACAGGCATTTTCTTCTCTGCAAAGAGAATCCCGTCCACAAAACCCATTTCATGAGCCTTTTTTGCATTGAGCCATGTTTCATCGGACATCAGCTTTGCAATCTTGTTTCGGCTGAGATGGGACTTGGTTTCGTAGGCGTTAATAATGCTCTCTTTGACTTCTTCCAGAAGTTCAATTGCTTTTTCCATATCTGCTTTATTGCCCATTGCTGATGTGGAAGGGTCGTGAATCATCATTAGGGCAGTCGGTGCAATCAAAGTTTCATCGCCTGCCATTGCCACAACCGATGCGGCAGAGGCAGCAATGCCGTCAATTTTCACGGTAACCTTGCCTTTGTGACTTTTCAGCATGGAATAAATCTGACTCGCTGCAAACACATCGCCCCCAGGCGAGTTCAGCCAGACTGTCAAGTTTCCGCTGACCTTTGCGAGTTCATCACGAAACAAAGCAGGTGTTACTTCATCGCCCCACCAAGTATCTTCAGAGATAGGACCGTTAAACAAAAGCTCTGTTTCCGATGTATCTTCGTTTTGGATAAAGTTCCAGAATTTCTTCATTTGGTTTTCTCCTCCTTTTCTGAATTTTGATTTGCAAATGCACCTGCATCAGCGAGTTTTGTAAAGCTGCCATTTACAAGATACAAGTTACCGCCTTCCTCCTCAGAAAGCATATTCATATCTTCCTTTTCACGGATATCGTTGGCAGACATCCAGCCATTCTGTCTTGCGGTAGCATAACCCTGCATACGGGAAGCATAATCGCCACGCAGAAGTCCGTCTACATTGAACTTCACAAAATACTGCCCCTTTTCAGAATCAGAAAGAAGTGCTTTCTGCAAAGACTGCTCCCACCTTACAATCCAAGGATCAAGGCTGTATTTCACGAAATCCAATGACAGATGTTCTACGTTACTGAATGTTGCATGGTCAAGGTCACCGATCATATGAAGCGGTACACGATACATTCTTGCGATTTCTTCAATCTGAAATTTTCTGGTTTCCAGAAATTGTGCTTCATTGTTTGGAATTGCAATGGGAGTAAATTTCATGCCCTCCTCTAAAACTGCGACCTTGTGAGCATTTCTTCCGCCATAGGCTCTCTGCCACGCATCACGCACACGTTCCGGATTTTTGATCACTCCGGGGTGTTCCAAAACACCTGACGGACTTGCACCGTTTCCAAAAAACGACGCACCGTATTCTTCGCAGGCAATAGAAATGCCGATTGCATTTTTCGCAAGTGCAATCGGCGAATATCCAACCAGACCATCAAATCCAAGTCCGGGAATATGCAAAACTTCATCGGCGTAAAGAACGATGTCACCCTGTTCTTTCAGATTCGGATTTGCCTCATCGTAACGGCTGTAAATGTATATCAGGCGGTTTTTTTCATCACGGTCAACCTTCATTTTGTCAGGCATCAGAGGATACAGTCCTAAAACATCACCTCTGCCGTTTCGGATAATCTGTGCATAGGCATTGCCGTAGATAAGCAAGTGTGACATTAAGGTTTCTCGGAAAACAAAAGAAGTCATTTCAGGATTTGGCTGATCGTGGAGCAAAAAATAAAGCGGATGCCATGGCACTCGCTCTTTTCCTTTATCGTTATATTTGTACAAATGCAGTGGCAGCTGTGCAATCGCTTCTGACAGCACACGCACACAGGCATAAACCACAATATGCTGCAGGGCCGTTCTGTCTGTGACACGTTTGCCGCTGTTCGCTCGTCCGAAAAAGTATGTGTATGACGGGCTGTCATAACTGTTTTGAGGCTTATCTCTGGATTTGAATAACCCGCTGAAAATACTCATATAAAAAATCCTCCTGTTATTTTTCATTTTTCTATTGACATTTGATAGCATTTATGCTATCATAAGAATAGAAGTAAAATCGATGGAGATTATACAATGTACGAGATTGAATTTTATGAAAAAGAAAACGGTGAATCTGACGTCTGGGATTTTCTTGAAGAATTGCGAGAAAAATCGGAAAAAAGCAAGGACGCAAGAATCCAATATAACCAGTTGATGCTTCACATTCAGCTGCTTCAAAACAATGGGACTCGGCTGCCAAACAACATTACAAAACATATTGAAGAAGATATCTGGGAGTTAAGACCTGGAAACAACAGAGTTTTTTATTTCTACTACTGCAATGATACTTTTGTGTTGCTGCATCATTTCAGAAAGAAAACACAAAAGACACCGCAGCGTGAAATTGAAAAAGCAAAATCAGAACGTGACGATTATCTATCCAGAAAGGGGTCATGATTTATGAGAACATGGAATGATTACAAAGAACACGTAAAAGCAACCAGCCCTCAGGGAAAAGCAGACATAGAAGAAATGGAAGCAATTGCAGCCATTATCTCTGCGGTCATTGAACAGCGGAATGCTTTGGGATATTCCCAGAGACAGCTTGCTGAAATGTGCCATATCCCGCAATCCTCGATTGCAAGAATTGAATCCTGCAAAACTGTTCCGAATCTTGAGACTCTGGTGAAAATCATGAAGCCTCTCGGACTCACTTTAACTGCACAGGCAGTTTAAGATCTACAAAATCAGCATTTCCCTCGAATCATAAACAGACTCATCAGACACACATCCACAGCGAATTGCACGGTCAAGAGCCATAATCATGGCAACCGCACCGTCAATCTTCTCTGTGGATTTTTCTTTGTCCGGCTTGATATTTCCGGCAGGGTCACGGCGAATGAAGATGTTGTCCATCATCCACCTTAAAACAGGATGCCCATTGTGGGCAAGTGTCTGTTCCAAAGTCAGCTTCATCAATTCCTTGGTCGGCGGTGACATATCCCCTTGTCCTACACTATACAAACTTTATGTTACGCCGTTTGCTATTTTCATTCGTGCAGCACTCATAAAATAAAAAAATACCGCCCTATCGGATGTCGTCCGGTAAGGCGGTTTCACTATTTCTATTCTGGATACGGTTCGGATTTACAGCTTTTCGTCTATGTTTGCCACGTGCTTCAGAATCTGCTGTAGCGTGGATTCTTCGGTGTCTGGTTCGGGTGTTGGCTCTGGTTCTGGCTCGGTCGGCTGCGTTGTTTTCGTGAATCCGTTTAATCCGGCAGCCTTAATAATGGACGGGTAATCGGTGTAACAGTAATCCATATCACATTCCCCAACGATGCCAGAAATACTTTTCTGTCCAATAATATCATGCTCTGTGCTGCCGGCTACATTATATTGCCAAATGCCGTATGGATTTTGATACGTGCATTTACTTGCATACTGGGCACACCAGACCGTATAGCGGCTTTTGATGCTATCTGAAAGGTAATTATCTAAGTAATACGTGCTGCAATACAGTCCGGCAAAATATCCAGCCTGTTCCAGCGTGTTCAAAAATGCATCTACTATTGCAGAGCAAGCAGCTTTGCCTAATGCAAATTGTTTTTCGTTCTCCAAATCCATATAAACCGGATACTCAAACGATTTACCTTTAATGGTCTGCAAAAACACTTGTGCTTCCCGTTTTGCTTCGTCCGCCGACATCGCATAGCTAAACCAGTACGCCCCGCAGGGGATACCCAGACACTTACAAGCAGCATAGTTTCGTTCAAACTGTGTGTCTACCTGAGTGGTTTCCCTTCCGTAGCCTGCCCGCAGAATCACAAAATCCACCAATCCGGATGCTTTTACTTTTTCCCAGTCAATTACGCCCTGTGCATAGGATACGTCAATCCCTTTTGCCAAGCTTCCAGATGGCAGCTGTGTTTTTGCAATGCCAAAATATTTGTAAAAATCATCTGTTACAGTCCCATTTCCATGTACTTCGTCACCATACCATTTTCCGGACGTTCGCACGTCCAAATGCGTATACTGATAGCTACTTGTAATGTTTGCAATACCAGTAAAGCCCAAATCCTGAGCCTTACAGCATACCGTTTTGCTGCTGATCGGCTGCCCGTCCTGCCCGTAACAGCAGACATCTGCAGCAGTGCCTTTGGTATGCTGACCGCTGCTCGTACCGCCTATAGCTTTATCGTGTTCCGGGCAACGGTAGCCGCTTGTCACAATGATTTTGCTACAGTTCAGGGCAGTATAGAGGGCTTCCAGCTTGTCAACCAATTCAGATGCAAGTAGTGTTTCATGAGATTTTCCGCAGCTGCACCGAAATTCTCGTGCATTGAAATGTGGAAAAAGTTGGGTACTATCGTTATAATCATAATGATTGACTGGCATAATATCATCCTTTCATAATGCCGTCCGGCAGCCCTTCCGCTGTCGGACGGTTTTTTCGACTGATTCGACTAATTCAAGGGACTTTTTCGACTGATTCGACTTCCTATTTTTCTTTCTTCTGGAGCAGTTCCACTGCATTCTTCAACGCTACTGGCAATGGCACGCCCAGCAGTCCTGCATTTTCAATAATGGAAAGTAATTCGTTGCAGCAAAACCCAATACAAACAGCATCTCTTACATACGATGTCCCCAGCATAACATCCAGTCGAACTGCCACAACAACCAGCAGCAGCACTACACCTTTCTTTAAAAGCCCCTTCCAGCCAACTTTGCTAGATAGTCCCCCCGTGCTGCTTTTAGGGGATTTTCCACACCATCCAACCGCCAATCCCGTGGCATAATCTACAATCATGAAAATCAGCAAGGTCATCATCGCCGCATCCCAGCCGCCAAACAGCCCTGCAATCAGACCGCCGACCGTTCCGGCTGCTGCACAAATCCATTCTTTCATTCGGTTTCCTCCGTTTTCGTTTCATAGTCGCCGGAAAGCAGCACTAACATTTCCGGGGTCAAATCTCCACTTGCAAAAATCTGATACTGTCCATTTTCCAGCTGTACTGCCTGAATTTTTGCGTTGCCCCAGCCTGTTCTTTGGATGGCTTTTCCTGCTTTCAGCTGTTCCATTGCCTCAATAATATTCATTGTGTTTCCTCCTTTACAAAATTGTAATTGACTGAATCAGCGGATGGCTGTTATTACTCCGACCAACCCACACCAAATAGTATGTGCCAGACGTTACACCCTCGCAGGGGGTTAGCGTTGTGATATAGTCCGCACTGTACAGCCACTGCAAAGGCAAGTTCGTATAACTGCCTTCCGTCTGTGCTTTGGCAAGGATGTCCGCAGCCGTTCCGGTGTCGGATTGTACTAAGCGTAAAATGCCGACTTCCGTGCTTCCAGAAAGAAAGCGGATTGCAATTTGTGTGGATGCTGTCACGCTGATCGGCAGCGTGCAACAGGTATAGCAGCTATAATCCCATCCGAAAATAGATGTTCCATAGTTCAAGGCATAGCTATTTTTTTCACTGCAAAAATCAGCGTAAATCGCTGTAAAATCTGCCACGCTGTAAATCGTACCGTTGTAAAGCAAAGATACCTTGTCCCGATGGGTTGCATCATACAGCACGGTTGTGGTGGGGGATTCACCGCCGGAAATCTCCAGAACCTTGGGGACAAGAGTATTAAACTTTTCAGTCGTGCTTGCCGTCACGCCCTTTGTGGTCAGATTCGCTGCAAGCTGCTGTCGCAGTTGGTTTAGCTTTGTCAGCTGCTCTGTAATTGTCACCGCCATGTTACACCTCCACCATCACTGCAAGGGCTGTAGATAGATCGCCAACGCTATCCTCTAAGGCTTTGATACGGGTTGCAAGGCTGTTGTCCGCTGCCTCTCGCTCTGCTGTTACTTTCGAGTACGTGCTATGCAGATAGGTTTCAATTCCATCCAAAAATTCTTTGTTATCATGCGTGTGGGCAGATTCTTTCAGTGTGTCCACGTCCGGCGACAAATCCAGCACAAACAGCCCGTCCGATACAATATCCAGAGCGTTGTGAGATACCGTGCTGATGGACGGCAATACCTGCCATGTTTGCTTGCCTGTTACTGTAACCAGCTTTGCGGTGCAATACATTGCAGATGCACCGCCGTCCAATCCGGGTGTATAATCGCCCCAAATCGCGGAATCACTGCTTGTACCGTTTTTGACGTTCGCTGTGGTCGTGCCGTTTTTGTCGGTGATTGTAATGATGGCTCCAGTGTCCGTTTCGGTAATCGTGGCAATTGGAGAAAATCCATCTGCCCCATCTTTTCCATCAGTTCCATTCACGCCATCTTTGCCAGGTGCTCCGGTGTCACCTTTTTCTCCTGTTTCACCAGTATCGCCTTTTTCGCCACGTTCTCCCTTTTCTCCGGGTGCTCCAGGCTCGCCAGGGTCACCTTTTTCACCGGTTGCTCCTGTCTCCCCAGTATCGCCCTTGTCACCCTGTGCCGGATACCCAGAATCCACATAATCGCCTGTAGCAATATCGTACAGCCACCATGTGCCGCCTTTGATAATCGGCATTTTTGCAATCAACTGCTCTGCTTGTGAGAGAATGGACTGCATCTCACGCAAAGCCTTGTCAATTGCATCAATACCGCCGTGGTACTGCTCCAAAATAGAGTTACGGACGACCATCGGGGTCATTTCGTATTTGATCACAACAGTGTCATCCTTTTGACCGACAATTTCCGGCAGCAACTCACCGGACACCGCTGTAAAGTCCTCTGTAATCGTCCATGTTAAGATGATTTGGCTTTCTGTGACCTCTTTTTCAAGGTTTTGCATAACCAACCCACCACCACTGTTGACGGCTCGTAGCGTAAACAGGCAATCAGATAAATCCGTTTGGTGATAGTATCGGTCAACGGCAATCTGGATTTTATCGGCATTTTTTTCGCCGGCACTGAGCAGATGCTTGATGTTTGCCGTGTCGATGTATTTTTGATTTGCTGTTAGCATGGTATCATCTCCCTTACAAGTTATTGATAGCATCCCAGAGGGCATTGATTGCGTTTTTAAATTCTTCGTTTTCAACTTTGTTATCTTCTAAATTTTGTATATCTGATACATTCTTGTCAGCATAATTCCAAGCTTCGTCTGCTTTCGCTAAAGCAATTTTTTTAGCACTTGCTGCCACAATGTCCGCATGGCGTTTGGATGCATTTTCGGAGTTGAATGCCAACGACCGCTTTGCAGCCTGTGCCAGCACTCTGGTGTCCTTCCCGGTGCAGGAAAACTCCCATCCACCACGAAACTTCCAGGTCATGTTTGTAATGGTACTTTCTGCCCATTTCCCAGGCTGATATTCGATTTCAATTCGCTGCCCCAACTTAGGGAAGTGTCCCATGTCATCAAATTTCAGATAGCATTTTAGCTGAAACGGTTTCAGCAGCACATTGTGAAACAGATAATTTGCTGCTGCTTCCACAATTGGATATTCGTTTTTGTCGTTTGCGTCCGGAAAGTCTTCTTGATAATTCAAAACCGTTTCCATTCTTCTTCCATCAAAAAAGCAATTGCTGGACAGGTCGATTTCTACATTTCCCAGCATTGGTTTGTATTTCCTCGCATTTGTCCATCCAGTATCATCATAGGTCTTAAAATAGACCTTTTGAATATAGATGTTATACGATGCCACATCACAGCTATCTCTTGCAATGGCAGAAAACGGGACACGGATTTTGTCTTTAAAAAAGCCAAATGGGACAAGAGAAAAAGGCACTTGTGAATCATTGTTCTGATACTGGTCATTTCGCATACAAACAAAGGAACAAGCCGGCTTTGCAAGGGCAGAGATATAATCAATAGCACTGTATCGGGTATTTCTGGATTCTCCTTCTTCTGATTTTCGCATCAGTGTATAACCGCTGTAGGAATTTCCGAGTTGGGGGTTATTGTTTGGAATGGAATCGATCGGTTCATAAGCGAGCGGTTTCTCCGCAATCATATTTTGCAGAATGTCATTCGTCCATGTGACAATATCCGTTACAATATCATGTAAAGGATAAACGCCGCCACCACCGCTTTCTCCCTCATAGCCTTCCAGCTTATCCCGCAGCTTTTTGGATACTTCGCTTTCATCGTCATCAACTTTTCCAGAACCGGACGAAATGGAATTGTTATTTAGCCATACCAAGGCATCCGATGCCCGAAGCGTGTACAGCGTTTTTTTACGGGATACAGATGTCACCCAGAACATTCCACGGAAAATCCAATCTGACGGCTTAGGCTCTTTTTGATAGCAGCTGTACAGAATGATTTTTGCACCATACAAGTTATATGCATTGATGCCGTCTTGCTCTAAGTGCAGCTGAATGGACAGTTCCGCCGGGCGGACGCTGCCAAGGGAAAAGGTGCTGCTGTCACAGGCAGAGGATTTGATGGAACAGCTATTCCGGATAATATCAGAATCGGTAAAAGCAATGTCCGTTGTATATCCGGCATAATCGCCGTCATCCAGATAACAGGGAACGGAGAGAATGCCCTTTACATGCTCGTAAATCACCATGGTTTACACCTCCTCTAAGCTAACGGAAAACTCATATGCTCCAGTATGCGGCTGTAATCCGTCATCCAGCGGATAAAAATAGCTAACCGAACTCTCACTTTGCATCTGGTACAAAAACGGGTTATTGTCAAATTTTGGGTTGCGGCTGACAGTTGTAATCTGTAAATCGGACGTTTTGCGGAAATATCCGCATTGCTCTTGACTATCTGATGCAGACTTGTAAAACAACAGGATTTCCGGCTGCTGAAAAATCTCTGTCAGAATGTCCAACCCCTGCAAATCCGCCTCAACTTTATACTCTATTTTCCGTTTTCCCAGTCTGACGGGGTAAGAAATCGTTTTGCCGCTCTCGTTTTGATAGGTGTTGACATCCTCACTGTAGGTTACATCCATTTGCAGGACATTGCGAATCAAATAGTTTTGATATACCGTTGTCCATACACGGATTTTTTTGCCGTCATCTCCCTCTGCAAACCATCGGAACTCTTTGCGAGTGCTTTGCTCTACGCAGTATCCTTTGTGGCTGCTTTTCATTACGATGCTGTCGCCGTTTTGAAACGAACCATAATTGGAATCGGTTTCATCTTCAATCAAGGTGTAAACTGCAGTACAGCCGGCTAAAATTGCATATCCGTCACGATTTGCGGGCAGTCCATCACCATCCAGCTTGATTTGTGCGTTGTCGGTAAATACGAGGATGTCGTCAGAGCCTTTTTTCAAGGCAATTTGCGTTCCAACTCGTTCAATGGTTGCTTGCTGCAGGTTTGGTGGCGTTGCCCAGCTATCGCCATCTGTTACAACTCGCAAATAACAGTGGTCAACACTAATAATACCCTCATCTGTCATGGTATCAATTTTTATCACACGCTCCACCCCCCACTGCTTGCATTGGCTCTGGTTATGGCGTTCACAACGACCGTTTCAAGCGTTTCATCGCCAATGCTAATCGGAATGATGATGTCGCCCTGCGGTTGAGAACTGGACGGAACAGCGGCTGCTGTGCTTGCTGCTGCAGGTGCTGCATACGCCTGTTGCAATACGGGGCTGTACGCCGAAACAGCTGCTGCACCTTGGGCGTTCATGATGCCCAGCGTAGAAGAGACGGCAGCGTTCGCCATATTTGCAGATACCATTGACACGTCTGGTATACCACCCTCAATCCCGGCAACAAAGCCGTCGTCCCAGTCACCGCCGATGACTTTGGCAACACGGGACGGAGAGTGGGAATCAATGCTTACTCTAAGATGTGCCTCAGCAGCTCGACCAAGTGCTTTTACTGCCTCTTCCACGCTGGAGATGTTGTCAGTGATACCTTCCGCAAATCCGCTTGTATAGTCAAGACCGATATTTTGGGCGATTTTGTTTAAATCGTCACCATTGTTAAGCCGTTCTTCGATGTACCGGTTGAGTGCATCAAGCTTTTCATCCTGGCTCATTCCGGATGATGCCAGGGTATCCAAAAACGTCTTTCCGGCATTTTCGCCGTGCTCTCCGGTTTTGATTTCCAGTTCCACAGCCGCCTCTTCAGCTTGACGTTTTGCCTCTGCAAGATCTTCGGCAAGTACAGACCCAGGGTTTTCATCTGCCATTTGCTTCAGCGTTTCATAATGATTTCGTGATTCTTCTTCCTGCGTCCTCAGTTGTTCGGCGGTCGCTGTCGCAGCAGTCAATATATTGCTTTGCAAGTCATTATAATTTTGTGTTACGGTTTCCAAATCACCGTTGGAAAATGCCTCTGCCGCCTCTTTATAAGCGGACATCGCATCTGCACCCTTTTCCAGCTGGACGGTTGTTTCATGATATGTTGTGCTCAACGTCTGGATACTGTCGTTTACGCCATTCAGTTTTTCCCGCATTTCATCGTATTTTTTCGATGATTCGGAATCGTTCCAAATTTTTTCCGAATTCCCATTGATGTCTGTCAATGTATAAGTATTGTCAAGCTTAAATTGTGCCATTTCGTCAATTATCTGTTGACGTTCTTCTTTTTTTGCTTGCAATTCCTGATTCTGTTCTGTAACTGCCTGCAAGAGAGCAGGTCTCTCTTGCTGTGCCTGCTTTGATGCATCACCCAGCATATCCAAATAATTTTGTGCGTGTTGTTTCTCAATGACGTCATCGATTGCGCCGGAAATTTTGCCGTAACTATTGACAACTTCATCATTTTTTAAAATTTGACCGTCCGCAACAGTAAGCCCGGTATCGCTGTACTCATTGATTTTGTTGATCAGATCTTGCACCTTTTCCTCTTGACCGTCTTTGATCGTGCCGTCAGAGTTGACCAGAGCCATCAAAGACTCCTTTAACTTGTTGACCGCCTCAAAATCGGAATCCTCAACAAGCCCATCTTTGCTGATTTGTTGGTGCATATCCTCCCAGGCTTTTGTGCATTCGTTTGTTTTGTCAATTGATTTTTGCACTTCATCCGGGATTTTTGCAGCTGATTCTCGGACATCTTCTAAGTGATTTTTCCATTCCTGTGATTTCTTTTTTGCATCTGCCAGTAGGGCGGTCGCTACACTTGCAACAGCACCGACACCGATAGCAATCCAACCAAGCGGATTGGATGTATTCAGGAGTCTAAAAGCTGTCTGGATTGTTTTGACCGTGTTGACGGTAGTTGTGCCAAAATCCACAATTTTTTTGACTGCAAATGCAGCTGCAATCCCGGCAGCAATCGGCTTTGCGTGATCAACGACTTCATCAAGATTTTCTGACACATAATCAATTGCTTTTTCGATTTTTGGTAAATACTTTTCCGCAACTGGCACCACGATTTCTGTTTCAAACTGGCGTTTAAGTGCGGTCATCCTTGTTGCCAAATTGTCATAATTGACATCATTGACAGATTTCATCGTGCCTTCCACATTGCTATATGCGTCATTTACATTATTTAGTGATGTAATGACTTTCATGGCGTTGTCCTCGCCAAGGGCACTCCATGTATTGGATGCAAGCGTCAATGCCTCTTGTTCATCCGTCATGTTTGATAAATCGCTTATGACGGACTGAAAAACGTCTTTTTGTGTCGCATTCCCATTTTTCCACTCGTTAAAAATATTTTGTGTACCGAGTGAGAAACTGTCGAGGTTCTCTTCAATGCGTCCATCAGAGAGAGAAATCGTAAATTCTTTGACAAAATCATTTACTTTGTCGAGATTATACGCTCCGCTATCCAGACCGTTTTGCAAAATGGAAAACATCTCTTCGGCGGAAAATCCAGCCTGTTCCCAGATCTGCGAATACTCCGCCAAATTATCAGAGAGCTCGCCGCTTTTGTCAAGTCCGTTTTGTGTGCCCTTTGCGATATAATCAAACGCCTCTTCCGCAGTAAGCCCCATGTTACTCATAAGAGCATTAACGCCTCTTAAAGTTTCATTGAGATCAGAATCAAAAACACTTGACATTGTAATAGCATCCTGGGTGATTTGTTCAAGCGACTTGTCGTCAATATCTCCAAATTGCTGCTTTACCATTGCTGCAACATCTGCAACCTCTGTCAAGTTTTCCCCAATGCCGCTATTGTAGACGTTTTTTATAGAGCTACTCATGACATCCATTTCTTCTGCAGTTGCTCCGGCAGCAGCTGCAATCTTTCCCATCGCCCGGGTATAATCCGTGCCGACATCTATAATCTCTTTCGCACCGTATGCCAGACCGGCAGCAGCGAGTACTTTTTGCACTTTGCCGGAAAAATCGTCAACGGATGTCATGGCGGTTTCAAGGCTTTTTTCTGTACTTTGTGGCACTTCGTCAAAAGCTCTACTTGCAATTTCGCCCACATTCTGTAATTCGGATTCTGCTTTCTCTGCAAATCCAGACACATTCCTTTCTGCGGTTTGAAAAGAAGATGAACCATCTCGTACTTCTTCCCATGCCTTTTTCATGGCATCGGATGCTGTCATTCCGGCTTCTTTGTAGGAATTTGCCAGCTTTGCAACCCGGGACTTCATGCTGTCAAACGCTTTTTCTGCGTCTTTTTCAGAATTAGAAGCAGTGGATGCGATCGCTTCTTCTATTTCTGCCAATCCCTTTTCTAATCCGCTTTTATCAATCCCAGTGTCAAAGACCAACGCTTTTTCTTCTGCCATTTTTTCACCTCTTATCCAAATAAACTGCCGACCTCTGCTGCGGTCATGGGCTTCTGTGGAATCGCAATTGCACGCTGAATCTGCAAAATCCTTTTCCGTTCTTCCTTGTCTTTGATGCGACCGATATTGATACATCGATAAGCGATCCGCTGTTTCGTGCTGCTTTTCTCCGGTAATCCCTCAAATAATGCATTAAATGCAAACCAGTGCAGCGGTGTTGTCTGCAAGTTGATTTGATAGTATCGCAAAAAGTCAGAAAACAAATACACGCTGTCATGCAGATACGAAAAAACGGGAGTGGAACGTACTCCCGTTGCTTTTCGTTTGGACTTTGGCAGACGTTCGCAGGCAGCAAATTCCTGTAATGCCTGATAAGCGGCTGCTTTGTTTCCCGGAATTGTGTTTCGATACCAGTTCATTGCAAGTGTGACTTTTTCGATGTCCGTCAAGTCTGCGTCTTCATGCAGAAAAAAGAAGGAAATCCAATCCCGAAAGCTGGTGTGAACTGGATAGGTTTTTCCGTTCACTTCCACACTGCCCGGCAGGCGGTCAGTCAGGATGTTATACCAATTCTCGTGGGACATATCGTTTCGCTGCCTCCGTTAGTCGCAGTGCTGCCGCCATTCGCTGTTCCAATATGGCTTTTATCAGCACGGTAAAAACTTCATCGTACATTCTGGCGTTGTCCGGCATCCCTGCAAATACAGCCGCAGCCGTTCCATCGCCAAAGAGAGCATCAAAAAAATTACGATAACTCTGGCAGTATTTCCGAATCACTGTTGCCGGATTGTCGTTCAGCGTGTCTGCAGGATTTGCAGACATCGCATCATAAGCAGCTTGATAGCGTTCCATAAAGCTTGCATCTTCTGCATCAACATGCAGTTTCGTGCCATTGATGGTAACTGTATACAAATCCTGCATCGATTACTTTTTCACCTCTGCATTCTGACTGGAAACAGTGCTACTGCTCACAATAGTTGCATTTTCAAAATCTGCGTCCATTGTAACCTTAACCGCTCTTTTTGTCCCTCTGGATTTGAAATCGCCGGAATACGTCATGCAGTCTGTAGAATCACCATTGCTGGACGGCACAATCGCATAGGCTCTCAATGTTGCCTCATACTGTCCGTTGGACGTGTTGGACGTCATATCCACAGTCAAGATATTTCGCACTGCATCTGTCCCAGTCAGTTCGTTTTCGGTGATCTTCACAATTTCGCTCAGAGCCGGATGACCGATATACTGGTCAAAGTTATAGTTGATGCTTTCCGAATAGCCCTTTACGTCTGTTCGTTCAGTGTCTTCGTCTACATACTGTCGGTTGTATTCGCTTGCATTTGCGTTAAATGCCTGTGTTGTAAAGCCTTCCAAGCGGCAATAGCTGGATGTGCTTCCAATCTTCACTTCCATAAATGCCAACTTCTCGGAGCGTTTTTTCAGCTTTAAACTATCAATTCCTTTACCCATTCTTGAAATACCTCCATGATTGTAAATAGGTGATACGCAGCTGGATTTGATAGCGTGATGTTTTTTCCGTCACCTCTACTGCATAACCGCTGCTAATCACTTGTATACTTCTGACTGTTTTCCATTTGCCAAAGTCCGGATAGATTCCGGCATCATCGTTCTGCTCGACCCAATCAGCGAACTTTTCGTAAAATTCAGAGTTCTGGATGTTTTGTATGACATCCCGTCCATACGGTTCCCGGCTGGAAAATGTCAGTTCGATTTGTCGGATGCTGGAACCGTCCACATACCGCTTTACGATTTGCTCACCGGGAAGAATGTCAATGGTGTATTCGATTGGGTCAACGCCCAACCGGTCAACTCCTAAAATTCGCTGATTTTCCAGCAGGGGACAGGTGGAAAAATAGTCCCATACTGCCTGTATCATCGACACAATATCACGCTCCGTTCAATATTTTTTGTGTGCTTCTTTGAATAGCATCTCCATGTGCCATCATCGCACGTTTCATCCAGTACCGCCCCCGTTTGCCCGTGGAAAGCCCTTTGTAGTATTGCTTGCGTGCATAGGGGGCAAGGTAGCGAATCCTGCCGCTGCCGATTTTCGTTCCTAAAACGCCAGAATCTCGCAGCATGCCAGTCTTGAGCGGAACGTATGGGTCGCTTTTTCGCAGTACCTCACTGTCTACAAACTTCTGTGCTTTTTGCAGACGGTCGGAAAAATCTTTTGCAGTCGGCATGCGAATCTTAAAACCTGTAATCAATTTGCTGTCACCTCGATGTGCTGAACCGCTGCAGAGCCATATCGGCAGTCTGCAACCGCTGTAATGGTGTGTTTGTTTGGCAGCGTCTGTATTTCGTGCAGTTCTTTTTCTTCCGAAATAATGCCACGAAACAGCAGGTCATCCCGTGCTGGAACATAATCTGTTACAGACGATGCAGGAATGCAGACGTAAATGCTGTCACTCTGCTGCACCTCTTTTCCGTTCTGTCGGCTGCCAATGGATTCTTCCCAGTACACGTTCTTGATGACGTGTCGACAAAAAACAGGACGGTGATTGACTGCCCCCTCTGGATGATAAATTGTAACTGCGTTGCAATTTGTGAACATCAATCACACCCCCGATACATCAGCCCTGTGCGTCCTAAATACCGCAGACAAATGCTGTACAGATAATCCGAAACACTTTTGCCGCTCAGCAGAGCCGTCAGCGTTTCCGCTGGCGTGCTGTATGTCACGCTGTAATGGTACTGCGTTTCGGACTTTTTTGCACCGCTGCCATCTGTGCTGGCATACACCTGTCGCTGCAACTCAAATACCTCTGCCAACGCACACGCACATTTTTTGACAGGTTCTGCAAACGGTTCCGGCACGCTGCCGGCAAGCCGCCCGAAGGTCACATTGTCGATATAATCCGATGCACGGGCGGCAGCCGTGCGAAATGCTGCCGCATCCGTGATGGATGTACCACAGTAAAAGTCTTGGTAGTATGGAAAATCTGCATAGACTGCCATCCTTATACCTCGGTTCGTTTCACATAGACGGTCTGCGGTTTCGAAATGCCGATGCCGTAAACCTTTCGACCCTGCACCGCAGAAGAACCAATGTATTCATTCGTCAGGTTTTTGATGGCGACTGGAACAGACCATTCCTGCACCCGGTGGCACCAGTTCGGGTGACCGCAAATAAATTCTGTGGTGGTCTTCTTGCCGCCAACAATCGTAGTATCCTCGAACATCGTGTTGTTGGATTCAAAGACGTTATACCCTGCGATTCTGCCGACTACGCCAGACTGTACCAGTTCCTGGGATAAATCGCCCTGCCGGATGTAGTGGTCATCTGCCAGCAGCACTTCCATGAATTCTGGAGATGCAATCAGCCACCGCTTCCCATCGTTCGGCACGCCCAGACGGGACTGCGTTCGCTTTGCTGCCAGTACCTGCTTGTATGCAGTGCTGTCCGTGCAGGCGGTCTTTGTAGTTGCAATGGTGATGCCTGCGGTTTCTTCCAGAGCACGGATGCATTTCGTATCCATGGACAGCCCCAGAGAGTAACCAGCACTGTCCAGCCGTTCTGCAGTGATACCGTCCGGAACGCTCTGTGCATCGAAACCATCAATCATTTCATTGACCGCTTCATCTGTATCAATGTTAATGTCAAAGTAGGTGGTAGAGCCGGCAGAGATGGCGGCACCCTTCTGCTTGTCGTACTTCTTCACCTCTACTTCGGTGTCCCGAACTGGAACTTTGACCTTTCCAGCCTTCGGATTTCCTTCATAACGTGGGTTGAAAATGAGGTTGTCCTTGGTGACAAGTGTCGCACGCAGCTTTTCGTCTACCAAACTCGAATACCGTTCCTGTGCAATATGTGGCATAAAATTTTCCTCCTTGTTACTGTTTCAGATTTGGGTTCATCTTGTAAAATTCCGTTTCCACACCGGAAAGCGTGGTTGGTGGGTTGCCGGAAGTCGCAGCGGCTGCCCGTTCCTGCGGATTTGGTGCAAAGGCATCCTCGTGGGATGTCCGGAACGCATTCACAATATCGTCACCGCCGATGAGCGTATCGCCATCGAATTGCAAATTCTTTTCGGTCAGCAAATCCGTGACATGCTTTTCATACACATCGTTTTTCAGTCCCAGCTTTTTCACATACTGGTTCATCTTTGTGCGGTACTCAAACGCTGCCCGCTCTGCTTCTGCCTGCGTCAGCCTCTGCTTGTATTCCTCCACACTGGCTTTGATGCCGTCAATGTCCATATCCTTGTAAGATTGGATGGTCTTGTTGGCTTCATCCAGCTGTGTTTTGGTGGCTGTCGCAGCGTCCTGTTCTGCCTTGATGTCAGCGGTGTAAGTTTCGGTAATCTTCTGCACCGTACTTTCATCTGTAACACCAAGGCTTTCTAAAAACTTTTGGTCAATCATGGTCTTGCTCCTTTCTGAATTTTGGTATAAAAATAGCACCTGATTGCTCAGATGCTGATTTGCTGATAGAAGAACGCCGTACCCACAGGCTTGTTTGTTCTTGGTTTCCACCCTCCGCCAGTTTTTGCCCATGGTCGGGGCGATGATTAAAGTATGATATTTTCGATTGCTGCACGGGCTTCCAGAGCGGTGATATAGTCTGCCATCGCTCTAATCTGCAAATCATAAATGCTTCTCGGGCAAGTTGGATAAAAGTTTAGCTTTCCCTTGTCCCATCTGGCAAGCATGCATTTCAGCTTTCGATACCGGATAGCCACCTGTATATACTCCGCCTTAAAGCGTTCCTTATAGTCTGTGCTGCCCATCATACTTACTGTATCTTTCAATTCTGCTGGTTTGCTTGTTTCCATATTTTTCTCCTTTCGGGCATGAAAAAAGCACCCTTTCGGATGCTCTATATGTTTGAATTGTGCTGGCATACAGCAGTTTCAATCTTTAGAAACAATTGTAAAAGGCTGAATCATTTCCGGTAAAAAGTTGATTTCGTAGTGATACGGGTCAACATGTGCTCCGCTAATGTCTTCAACTGTATAAATCGTCCATTCGTTCAGGTAAACATAGTTAACTTTGTATTCGTTTTGTCCGGTTTCCAGTGTGACAACAAGTTCATTATCATCATTATTGGAAATAGAAAAATAGCCGACCATCTCCAACACAGGTTTATCAGAACGGGCATTGATAACTGTCAGCCTTCGTTCTACATTAAAATAGTCCGCTTGCTTTTGTACATTGTATCTCGCACGAGTGGATTCTCTGCACCCTGTAAAGGCAACCGCACAGCAAGCAAGTCCAGCCAGAACCGCAATCCATTTCTTTTTCATCAAATTTCTTCCTTTCCAACGCCGTTTAAAAGCCGCTTAACTGATATTTAAGTATGAAAAAAGCATCTCATTGAGATGCTTTTAAAAAAATTATCTAACAATATTTTAATCCTTCTGGTATTTTCTTCTTTTCTATTTTGAATCCATCTGTATTCATTCTTGATATATGGCATGCACGCTTGCAAGTGTTGCACCAAACATCACAATATCCCATATCATCCGAAATTGTTGTAACAGAAAAATCCGTTTCTTTGCTTCCACAATAAGGGCATTCACCAGGATTTTTACCAGACAAAATGTTTTTTAAATTTTGTAACCAACTCATGTTTTACACCCTCTTTTTTAAAATGTGGTAATAAAGGCTTTCAAGACGATAGGCTTGTTTCTCCATTTCTTGTAAATGCTCTTGTGCATATTTTTTACCATGCTTTTTCAATTGTTTTACATGGCATTTTTCGTGGATGATTGTTCGTATAAGTTGCTCTTCGTCAGTAAAGGCATTTGGAAACAAGTCGATTCGTCCAATGTCATCATAATCTGTTGAACCGTAAAATGGCATGGACAACATTTTTTCATCTCTTTGAATCTTGAACCTCAGACCGCTTGTTTCTACATTGTACTTTTTACAAACATTTAAAATCGCCTTTTTCTGCATTGGAATTTTCAATTCAGAAAATTCACCAATATTTTTATTCCGGCGATTCATGCTTTCTTTTATTATACCATCCTTACCGCCAGAAGTCAACCCACTTTTCTTCGCTGCATGCACGGCTTTTTGTGCTGTTGACCGATTGAATCCAAGAACCTGTTCCCGGAACCGGTCACGATCTTGTTCGGTTTGCCTGCAAAAGTCTTTCAGCTTTGCTTCATTGTTTTTCAGGTAACGTGCTGACCGGTCAAATTCTGCTTGTGCTGTCGCTCTGGTCGCTTCATCTGTGGCACTGTTCACGCTTTCCTGTGCAGTGATGCAACGCCGCTTCCAGGCTCGGACTCTTCGTTCCTGTGCTCGCTGCATCTGACTGACTTCATATTCCGTGTACAATTTTCCGTTGTACGAAATACAAGGTTCATCCAGCTTTTTCAGTTCCTCTTGCGTGTAATTCGGTGTGCTGAACCCTGGATAATAAGCATGCCAGTTGTGGTGGCAGTTCCAACCTTTGAACCCTTCGCCGCTGCCATAGCCGATTTCAGAGAGGGTAAAAACTCGCAGCCCGTCAATGATTTTTCCGGCATCTTTTCCGGTTATTGTAACAAGCTGCCCCTGCCATTTTGCATGGTCAGGTCTTGCACCGCTGTGTGCAGTGATTTCCATGAGATAACAGCCTGCATCTTCTGCTTGTCGTAAAGAAACCGCTGCCGCTGTCTGACTGACACCCGTCAACACACACCGCCGAACAGCAACATCCATGCGGTCTTTGTGTTTGGTTGGATAAACAACTTCTGCTCCTGTATCCGCTAAGGCTCGCAGAGCGTTCATGATTGCTTCCTGATAACTGAATGCCCCGGAGGACACCTGCATATATATCCGGTCACAGGTCTGAATAAATGTGGTCTGCGTCTGTGTTGCGGTCGTGCTGACCAGATTCTGCATCGTGCCAAGTGTCTTTTTGTATCCGGCTTCCAGCACCTGTCGGGTGCTGCTGTCCTGCCGGATGTCAATGGGCAATGCTCCGGCAGCTTCGTGCAGGCTGTTGTCAATGGCAACTGTCTGCACGCCGGCATCTTCAAACAACGCTTTGACCTGTGCTGTGCATGCATCTGTGCGGTCGGCAATCAGCTGCACAATGTCATCATACAATAAGCCGGCAGCCTGTAAGACTTCCAGCTGATGCTTCGATGCCTCCGAAACATACCCCATTTTCAGGATTCTGCGAATGACCGCTGACAAAATGTCATCCTCTAACTGCTGATATAGGGCGATAATGCGGTCAGCAGATGGTTCGTACTGCTGCCGCATTAAAATGCACCGCCGTCAAATAAACCGCCTGCGTCCTGCTGTTCGGGCAACATCTGCAACGCCTCTGCTTCCTCGCATCCAAAGTACCATGACAACAGCAGCTCCGGCTTCAAGACACGAGCCTGCACCATTTGCAGGCGGCGTTGAAATTCCTTGTCTGTGTCTTCCAGAACCCCATCACCGAACGTGCAGGATATCTCTGCCGGCTTTGTGTGGCGGTTTGCGTAATAATCCCGATAGTACTGAAATCCGTACAGCAATTGTTCCAGAGCGGCTTGCAAGTTGCCCTGAATGTCGCTCACTCGCACAAAGGAACGCTGCTTACTGCTTTTGATTTCTTCAGCAGTCTTTTCAACGTCTGAAACTTCGGAAAGCGTGCCGTAACTCAGACCAGCCGCCGATTCAATCCGCCGCAAAATCTGATTCAGGGCATTGAAATAGGAAGTGTCCCGAACCTCAGGAGAAAACGTGTTGAAAATGGTGTTACCCGTTCCGGTTTTCTCCAGACAGTGATACATCCGTTCCCGTCCTTTTGGCAGGATGGGCTGGTTTGTACCCGGATGGAAGCGGAATAAATCCTCGCTGGCATCAATCGCCCGTTCAGAAGATTCCAGTTCCCAGAGAATCCGTTCCCAGTGTACATCTGCGTCATGAATCAAATCCACAGCGTCCGCATAAGCAGACACCCCCAGCGGTGAAGTCGGGTCGATGTTGTTTGCTTCTGGCATCTGGAACATCGCAAACAGCGGCTGGGATACATCGTAGTATGTTTTTTGCGGCAACAGATTTGCCCATTGTGGCACTTCTGTCAAATCACATTCCAGCCCCAGCGTGCCAGGTGTAGGGGAGCGGAAGCACCGCTGCTGAATGGTGTGGGTGTGTATCCGTTCATCGAACTGGTGGAACTCCAAACGGGTGTAACATCGCTTTTCCAGCACCAGTTCTTCTGGGCAAATCACTGCCGTGCAGGCATCGTTTGTATAGCGAACTGGCAAATACTGATTTTGTGCCACAAAATCAATTTGCAGCCCGTTGTGATAATACGGCTTTAACAGCAGCCCACCGGATGCAATGCCGTAATCCAGCTTCTGCCGCAGCATTTGTTTGGTATGCTGTAGGGGCAGCTGCAATTCTGTGTCTTTCGTATCCAGTACAAATTCCGTCAATGCCAGCCGTTTCAGTTCTCGTGCAATCATCGCCGGCAGCCGGAGCGGCTTCACGCGTTCTTTTTGCCAGTTTGCACGGTTCTGGTATAGGTCCTCCCAGAGTTGCAAGGCGGTCTGCATATCACCGGACAATAAACAAGGCAGCCCGAAAGCTGCCGCAATTTCATTTGCTTGTATCATCGCATCACCTCCTCCGGATGGTTTTCAGCGTTCTTGTCATGGCAGTACGCACAAAGTACCGCATATCGTCCATGGCATGGTCATTTTCTTTAATGGGGCGGTCTTCTGTGGCGGATTCATCCCAGCGATACAACGAAAATTCCCGAATGATGTCTGTGCAGTTGTCGCAGATGTGCAGGTATTGCATTTGTAGCAAGCTGGACGTGTCCCGGATGCCGTTTAATACGCTGTTATCTGCCTGCCAGACCCGAAGCAGCCCGTGCCGCCGGATGCACTCGATGAAGGATGCAGCGGACGGGTCAACGATGACTGCCCGAACTTTGTCGGCAACGTCTCCAGCAAGCTGTTTCAACGCTGCGTAATGCTCTTCATCCGTTCGGGGGGTTTTGGTCTTTCGTCCGTCATAATAATATTCTCGCAGGCGGATTGCGTGTCCGTCTGGTTGCAAGTACCACAGCCCTGCACTGGTTGGGTTCAGCGTACCGTAGTCGCAGGAAATGTAATAATCACCGCCAGGCTGTAACTCAGGATGGTGGGTGACATGCACCGCCTTGTCAAACATCGGATAAATCAGCCCTTCTGCAACGCACCACAGCCCTTTGATATAGCGATTATAAAAGACTCCGGTATACAACCGTTCTGCATCTGCAATTTGCTCTGGCGACAGAATGGGGTTATCCTGCATCGTGAAATGTAAGTGCAACGCCTTTTTCTGACGGGTGTTGCAAATCCACTCTTTATAGAACCAATGTTCCGCCGATTCCGGATTGCAGTTGAACCAATATCGGGCTTCTGGCTCTGACAGCGTTCTTGCAACTGCCTGATCCACAAAGGACTTCGGCATCAATGCCACTTCATCAAAAAGGACACCACTTAATGTGATGCCCTGTACCAGTGTATAACTGCTTTCGTCTTTGCCGCCGAAGATGAAGAATGTATTGGTGTGGCTTCCACTTCGGATGATAATTCGCTTATTTTCCCCACGGATGTATTGTAAAGAATAATAGTCGGTAATGTCTGGCATATTCAGCAGCGGCAGGATGATATTGCGTTCTGTGCTGCTGATGGTCTTTCCGCAGATGCCGAAATTTTTCCCGTCAAAAAATCGCATCGCCCAATGTACAAAGCCCAGAATCATAGAAACGGTTTTGCCGGAACGCACTGACCCGTCACAGATGATTGCTTTCCGATTTTTGAACTTGGTCAGATGTGCCCATTTCAGCACCAGTTTCTGCTTCGGCGAAAGTTTCGTAATTGGTTTCATCGTCTGCTCCTAATGTTTCATAAAGTTTGGATGTTTGGTCTTGCAACTGATTGGATGCGGTCTGTTTGCTACGTTCTCGCAATTCAAAGTATAAGCGGATCGCCTGTAGGTTGCCGGCTTGAATCTGCTTGCAGAGCGATTTCCAAACCATTGCAAGTTCTGCGTCCGCATATTGGGCAACCAACTGATTCACCAGAGCAACAAAGTCCGGATTCCTCAGCCAGCGGTAGAGCGTAGCCCGTGAAACACCGGCTTCTCTTGCAATCTCTTCTTTCGTGCCGGAGAAGTCCGGATTTGCAAGCAATTCCGCGGCAATTGCCATGCGTGCATCTATGATGTTGCATTCTGTTTTTGTTTCATTTTGTTTCATCCTCCCTCCCTCCGTTTTTCAGGTATAAAAAATCCGGACGGGAGAACTTCCCATCCGGATTTCATTTTTCGATATTACTATTATAGCACATTGTAACTGTGTCAAACAAGTCCAACTTCTAATAGTTTCAAAGCCATTTTATGCATCCTTTTGGACTTTGATTCTGAAATGTACATCTTCCCGTTAATCCATTCCCATTTTTTCCCTTGCACATACCGATACCGCATCAATACCCGTAAATCCGGCGGCAGTTTTGAAATTTCCTGTTCTACCTGTCGGATGTCTTTCATCAGGCTGCCTTTTAACTGTTCATACCAATTCGATAGTTCTTCCAGCCGCTCCACGTACGTCTGCACGGCTGGAATCGGCTCACCTTTATGCTTTGGCTCGCTGTCATAGCAAACCGCTCTCGTACTGCGTGCATCTGCCTGAATCTCTGTAAGCAGCGTTTCAATTTGATGCAGTTCTTTCCATTTTGCGTTGCATTGTTTCAGGTCTTCTTTTGTCATCCTCATTTCTCCTTTGTTTTCAGCTGGATTTTCATGAAGTCAATCTG